TTTTGAAACAGAGATTGAAAATGACTTTATCTTAGATATGCCTAAAAATATTCTTACGTATCGTATACATAATAATGGTACAATCGTAGATTTCTATCAAGCTTTGATTAGTGTTGAGTTTCGTTTGAGGTGGCTCGACGGATTTTCAAAATGTTTATTTAATCATCCAGTGAGAGGAAGTAAAGTATTATGACGTATGATGAAATCAAAAGCGTTCTTAGAGAAAAGGTGTGCATTGTCGATTTCACTAAAATGAATGGTGAAAATCGATTGATGAAGTGTACTCTTATCGAAGATCATCTACCACCCGCGCCGATTGCAGGCATGCAACAAATGGCAGAAGGCGATGGGACCTTTAGCCCCGCTGCTACGACTACTGTGAATGAGCAGGTTTTAGCCGTGTGGGACTTACAAAATAACGGTTGGAGATCTTTCCGAGTTGACCGTGTAAATTCAATTATCCCTGTGGAGTAAAACATGAGTGTGATTTACAGAGGCGAGGTTATCGAAACCGAGCTTTCTAAAAATTCAAATGGTGGAACTGAAATGATGAGGCAGCGTCTCATCGATAACGCCAATCCAGACTATTTGAAAGATGTGGCTATTCATTTATCTCGTACTCGCGAGATGTATGAAGATGTTCCGAATATCCTTTGGTGTCATGATCTTGCAGAAGATCCTGAGAATCGTATTCTCGCTGATGGCGGATGGCAAAAGTTTGATCGAATTATTTTCGTATCGGCTTGGCAACGAGATCAGTTCATCCTTCGCTATGGCATTCCATATTCCCATTGTGCAGTCATTTGTAATGCTGTGGAAAAGGAATACAAGCCTCGCGAAAAAGAGCAAGACAAAATTCGTTTTATTTACCACACGACACCACATCGCGGCCTTGAGTTACTTGTGCCTATCTTTGAAGCTCTTTGTACTGAATTCGATAATTTGCACCTCGACGTTTACTCGTCGTTTAGCATTTATGGATGGGAATCTCGCGACGAGCCTTATAAGGATACTTTCGCAGCAATTGAAGCTCATCCTAATATGACTTATCATGGCGCTGTTCCGAATGAAGAAGTACTCGAAGCGCTTGACAAAGCTCACGTATTCCTTTATCCCAACGTATGGCGCGAGACCTCCTGTATTGCACTGATAGAAGCAATTAAGAGTCAGGTAATTTGTATCCATCCGAACTATGGTGCACTTCCAGAGACTTCTGCTAACGCTACAATTACGTATGACTTTAAGGATAACCTCAATGATCATGCAAACTATGCTTACTCTGTAGCAAAGCAATTAGTGCAAGTAATGAACAACGATCCTAATTACTTCAACGGATTTACGTACTCAGATCGTTTTAACTTAGCTCGAAATAGTATTCAATCATTTAAGACGATGTGGGATGCCACGCTCGCGAATGTATTGAACAGATAAAGAGAATCATGAATGAGCAACGAAAATGTTATTCAGTTCCCCAAGCTTCGACTCGATGGGCCGCCACAATCAATGGAGGAAGTCCAGCAGCAATTGCGTGCTTATAAAGAAAGCTTTGCGAGTGATGTAGCAGACTTACTTTGGCAACATGTTATTAACGAGCTTGGGCGGGCTGGATGTAACTTTGACGAAGATATAGAAAAGTATTTTCCGTCGATGGTTCTCATTCTCGAAGCAATCAGATCCCTACACCTACAAACAAGCGGTATCGACCATCCACTTCAGACGTTTGCGGTTGAAAACATCACAATTGAAGATATGGAACAAAAAATGGTTGACATTGACGATGAAATAGATTAGAATAGGGCTTCAGATTAAACAATGGTAATAAATTATGGCTATCTTAGTAGATTACAACCAGGTGATGCTGGCGTCCCTCTTCGCCAGTATCGGTAACCACCACAACGTAGATCTTGACGAAAACCTCATTCGTCACATGTTCCTCAACTCACTTCGTCTCAATCGTAAGAAGTTTACCGAAGAGTATGGTGAGATCATTATCTGTGCCGATAACAAAAATGTATGGCGGCGAGATTATTATCCCTATTATAAAGCAAACCGTAAAAAGAATCGAGACGCTTCTGATCTCGATTGGAATGCTTTGTTTGAGTGCTTACATAAAATTAAGGCTGAGCTCGTCGAGTTCTTTCCCTATAAAGTAATCGACATTGAGCGATGTGAGGCTGACGACATTATTGGTACTATCATCCACGAGGAAGGAACCGAGCTCAATACCGGTTCAGAAAAATTCCTCGTTCTATCTGGTGACAAAGACTATATTCAGTTACACCGTTACGCTAACGTTGATCAATATGATCCAGTCCGTAAGCGGTGGATAAGAAACGACAATCCAGATAAATACTTATCTGAACACATTTTTAAGGGTGATGTCGGCGACGGCGTTCCAAACATTTTGTCAGCAGATAATTGTTTGGCCGTTGGTGAAAGACAAAAGCCAATGACTCAAAAGCGAATGAGTCTACTTAAGAATGGTGAAATGGATGAAGAAACACGATTGCGGTATAATCGTAATAAGAAAATGATCGACCTTGCTGAGATTCCCGACGAGTATAAGACTCAAATCCTCGAGGAATACAACAAAGAAGAACCAATAGGTCGTGAGCTTTTATTTAATTTCTTCATTAAGAAAAAATTGAAGCACTTAATTACTGATATACAGGATTTTTAACTATGGCTGTACGTTTATCAATCTCAGAAATTTTGAATAAAGTTTCTGAGTTAAAGAAGAAAAGTGAAAAAATTGCGTGGCTGCAAGAAAACGATTGCATGCCATTGCGTTCAATTTTACGCTTGACTTATGACAAGGAAAATGTTGAGTTTCTTTTGCCGAGCAGTCCACCGCCCTGGAAAAAGAATAACATGGAACTTGGTACAGAAGGATTGTTGTATAAAGAAACAAGGAGACTTCGTATTTTCGTCAAAGGTGGAGGTTATGACGACCTCAATCAAGTAAAGAGAGAATCTTTGTTCATCAGTCTTCTCGAAGACGTAAACGATGATGATGCTGATCTCTTGGCGAATAATGTAATTTCCCAAACACCCATTAAAGGGTTGACTGAGAAAACATTACTCGAAGCTTTTCCTGACATTTATAGGAGTAAGATAGGATAAAATCATGGCTAAGCGGTTCAAAAATTTTCGCGAGGATGCTTACGATAACGAATGGGGTGATAGAAACGAAGATCGCCGCAGAGAGAAAAGTAAGAATCATGATAAGAAAATGAAGCGACGTCGTCGACGCGATGAAAAAGTTTTCAATTTTAAAGAATTTAATGATCAATAATAGTTGACATTTACTTTCAACTGTGTTAGAATAGCACAGTAAATTGAGTTATTGGTGATGATATGACAAGTATAGCTGACAAGGTAATCCTTGTCGATTGTGATGGTGTTCTTCTCGATTGGGAATATGCTTTTGATCAATGGATGAAGCGACACGGCTATCACAAAGAATTCGATCAAGTCTACGACATGTCGGTTTCATATAGTATGAAGCGAGCAGACATTAAGAGATTGATCCGAATGTTTAACGAAAGTGCTACAATACGAAAGCTACCTCCATTGCTAGATGCAATCAAGTACGTTCGCAAAATTCATGAAGAAAAGGGAATCGTGTTTCACGCTATTACTTCTCTGAGTAACGATGAATACGCTCAACACCTACGTACCAAAAACCTTTGTGAGTTGTTTGGCCCAACCACCTTTGAGCGGTACGTTTACTTAGACACCGGTGCTGATAAAGACGAAGCATTGGCTGAGTATAAAGATAGCGGGTGTTTATGGGTAGAAGATAAGATTGCCAACGCCGAAGTTGGTCTCGAACTTGGCCTTCGCTCAGTCCTTATGCGGCACGGTTTCAATGATAGTTATCATAACGACGATATCCCACTCGTTAACGATTGGGCTGACTTGTACTATAATTACGTATAAATAAACTTATACGTGGAGAAACAATGCCTATTTACACATTCCGTGACAAAGAAACGCAACAAACCTTCGATAAGGTAATGCCTTACTCGCAGAAGGTTGAATTCCTCGAAGCAAATCCCCACCTCGAATCTATTATAACTTCAGCACCAAGTATAGGTGATCCGGTGCGTCTCGGGCTCAAAAAGCCCGATGATTCTTTTCGTGATGTCCTTAAAAACATTAAATCCCATCATCCGGGATCTAGAACAACAAAAAGTACAATTAATGACTTCTAAGGAGGTTTCATGGCCAAACACAGTCGCCGCATGTCCCGCAAGGAAAGGCGTAGACAGGAAAGGGATCTGAATCATGTAGTGAACAATAAGTTCTCTATGAGAAGGATTGAGCCAATAACAACAACACAGGAGGATTTATTCGACAGCTATCGTAGTGATCAAAACATCGCAGCAATTGGAACAGCAGGCACTGGTAAAACAATGTGTGCAATGTATCTCGGCTTGCTTGATGTATTAAGTAATGCACAATATGAAAAATTGATCATCGTACGATCAGCAGTACAAACACGCGAACAGGGCTTCATGCCAGGTTCCAGAGCTCAAAAAGAAGCAGTCTTCACAGTTCCCTACGCCGACATTACTAACGATCTTTTTCAGCGAGGAGATGCATGGGAAATTCTCAAACAAAAACGTATGGTTGAATTCATGACATCGTCATTTGTTCGTGGACTTACATTTGATAACTCGATTATCGTAGTTGACGAATGCCAATCAATGACATATCATGAGCTTGATAGTATTATCACTCGTGTAGGCGAGTCTTCTAAAATCATCTTCTGCGGCGACACATTCCAAGATGATTTAGCAGGATCTCGTAATCGTAATGATGTTTCAGGTTTAACTGACTTCTTGAGAGTGGTAGAGAAAATTCCATCGTTTGATATTATCAACTTCGGTGTGGATGACATCGTAAGATCAGGCCTTGTTAAAGAATATATACTAGCTAAGGAGAGGTGCAGTAACTATCTAAAGGCAGCATAGCTGATGAAACAAAATGAGTAATACTTCCATAGATTATGAAATAACGAATAAGAATGTACATTATGTCGAAAGGGCGACGTTTCCAATCAAGCCCGATTTTGAATTTCCGGCAATCTATGGAAATGAAGATTATGAGCATGATGTTGAGTTCAATAGCGCGATGTTGCTTGCAAACTCTGTGGGTGGGTCCACTGCTTCTGCTAACGCATTTAACTTTGTTGTACAGAGCAGTGGTCCACCACTTAATCCCGACGCAGATATTAGAATTGACATAAGTCCGGGCGTGGGTGGTGGCTATGAAACAGCCGTTACCGATGTTGTTGCGTATTGGGATGATTTTACTAATACAGATTTTGTCAATGGAGTCGCCAACACCTTTGGTGCTCAGGCACCATTCTATGGTACAATTACTGTATATAATCACAAGATTCGATGGGAAAATGTGCAGTGGGCGAATTGGACTCAGCCATTTGATCTAGGATTTTTTAATGTAGGGCGCGGAAATCCGGGCAATAACTTTTGGGCAACGTATAACGCAAATACTTATCCAGAGCAAATCGTTATCTATGCAGCGTATGGTGTAGCAAACAACACGTTTAACGCGTCATACCCTACGACTGAGCCAAATACTGCACCTTATTTTGTACCGCCTCAGGCGAATAATACTGGAGGCTCAGCTAGCACGTCTGGGCCAACAATTCTATATCCGGCTGGCCCAATTAAAGAGATGCAAATCATCAATGGATTTCCAGACCCGGCTTGGCAAAGTTATCTTCCAAATAATCATCCAGAGTCAGAAAGAATACTTGATTATGAATGGGATTTTCCAACGAATCCGGCAAATACGGCGGATCAATCAACGTTCAATACGTATTATGATATTGCTCCCATTCCAGTGTGGCTCACTTCAACACCAAATCCGGCATGGTCGTTTAGTTTAGTTGACGGGCCAAGAAAAGATAGTAATGGAAACGCGATTACTGGTGAAGACGCTCTTCTCGAACTTTACGCGTGGAGATACGCAAACAATTCAGATACATTTGATCCTGTTACTGCAGGCGCTGTACATGATGATGGAAATACGTATAATTGGTACTTCGGTCCAAAAGTAATTATAGTTGATCCCGGCAAAAATTATTCTGTCGGTGACACTTTTGATGTTGTCGTCGCCGATACTCAAAGGCAATCCCTCGGCTTACCTGCTGATATTAAAGCGAGAGCCGTAGTAACAAAAATCGATGCGCCAAGTGCTAATAGCGAAATTACAAATATCAGTGTTACTTCTTCACCATCGTGGGTCGATGTTTCTGTCGTAAACAATAATACTATACGTGTCGTAAAGAATCAAGAAAAGATTTGGCCAGAAGAAAGATTCCTTTTTACTGGATACACCGGAGGGGAATTTACACCGAGTAATAAATATCAGGCAAACATTGCTTTTGACGACGCAGCAACTTGGTATGCAAATGCTCCAGCCGAAGACGGAGTCTTTTTAGAAGAGTGGCTTGTTCCTTTTGAGCATAGGCCCGGTGGAGTACCAGAAAAGTCACCGATTTTGACCGGTGTTGCAAATGATCTTGGGCAATTTACTTTCGAATTTACGGTCGGTAATACAAATCCGAATGCGTTTGATTATCCACCTCGGGTGTATGAAAAAACGTATGACCAGTATTTCTATTGGTCAACTCGACCTGGGCTCGAAGAAGTAGTTCAGAATGTAATACCACCACAACCTACATCGAATACGGAATACTCAGCATGACGATACCAGCAGCAAGACGAGGTGATTTGGTAGCAACAGGTACGCCAGCAGATCATGGTTGTACGCTTACTACTACGATTGAGTTTGGAATTTCAGCAGTTAAAATCAACAACATCGATGCTGCAGTATTTACATCACCGTTGAGATTTCATAAAATTAAGGTTGGATCGAGTTGTGCTCCGCATCCAGGCCAAATCGTTAATGAAGGGTCGTCAAAAGTTTTTATTGCAGGTTTGCCCGCAGCGCGCCTCGGAGATGAGGTTGATATACCTGGAGGATCGGGTAGAATCATTATGGGATCACCTACCGTTTTAATCGGAGGATAAATGACGCCACAACAAATCGCAGATTATAAAATGAGATGGATGAAAGACACTGCGGTCGAGGTACCTATCCACTCTGATCTTGAATCAGTTTGTAAAAACTGGTGCAAAGAAAATCTCAATCAGTGGGAGTGGAAACTCACTGAATGGACTAACATTTATGAACACACGTTTTACTTTGAAAACGATCTCTTTGCAAAAGAGTTTAACAAATGGGTAGCGTGGTATTATTTGGAGAATGAACTATGATTGATGTAATTACTTTGAAATTAACTTCTGGTGAAGAAGTGATTGGCCGATATATGGGCAAAGGAGCTCACGGAATCACTATGAAAAAGCCCGTCTGTCTGGCTCCAGGCAAAGAAGGATTCGGTATGATTCCATGGATGATGAGTGCTGACGCCGAAGAAGTTTCGATTGCTCAAGGCTCGATTATTGCAATGTCAGATACTATCGAAGAGATTGCAAAGAAGTATGTTGAAGTCACGTCTGGTCTCGCACTAGTTTGACATTTACTTTAAGATGTGTTATAATGGCACATTAATCTCACAAAGGTTATATTATGTTTACCCACGTTGATCATGGGCTCGAAATGCCCGAGCTCTCACGCAAAACTACTGAGTCTGGTCGTCGGTACTTTACACCAGACGGCGAAGCTTATCCTTCAATTACGACAGTCCTTGGCATCTTAGGCAAAAAAGCTTTGATGGAATGGCGCAAGCGTGTAGGTGAAGAAGAAGCAAATCGTATATCTCGCCAAGCATCATCGCGTGGTACAGCAGTTCATAAACTTTGTGAAGACTACCTCAATAACGTCGAAGATTGGAAAGGCAAACAACAGCCCGCCAACATTTTCATGTTTAACACTATCAAGCCTGTACTTGAAGAAAAAATAAATAATATATGGTTTCAGGAAGTATATCTTTATAGTGATAAATTGCAAACTGCTGGCCAGGTTGATTGTATCGCAGAGTTTGAAGGTGAACTCTCTGTAATTGACTTTAAAACCTCACGGCGTGTAAAGACCGAGGAAGGTATCTTAAGCTATTTTCTTCAAGTGTCTTTTTATGCAGCAGCCTTTTATGAGATGACTGGTATTCCTATTAAGCAGGGTGTCATTCTTATCGCGGTAGATGATTCTGAACCACAGGTGTTTAAGTTTAATACGTACGATTATCTTGAACATGTAATGAAAGTGCGAAAGAAATATAGGGCGATGTATGAAACAAACGAAGAGATACATAATCATTGATCGTAATCGCGGAGTCTTTTTGGGTACATACTCAGATGCCGACGTAGACGAGCTATCGTATCAGTCTGGTGATGGTAAGAAG